TCCAACATATAGTTCAACATTCAATCGTGTAAAAGAAAGAGGAAATGTCATTTGTGGAACCAATGATGAATTTCCCGGCTTTTCTCAGGAATCGTGGAGTCATGAAGATGGTGATAAATGGAAAGGTTTTGATGTTGATATTTGTCGTGCAGTTGCAGCCGCAATGTTCGGTGATGCAGATGCAATCGAATTTACTATAGTCAATGGAAAGACACGATTTGAATTTTTGATAGATGGTTCTATAGATGTTCTTTCTGCAACAACCACATTTACATTTACGAGGAATGTTGCAAAGAAACTAGAATTCCTACCCACAACCTATTACGATGGTCAAGGATTCATTGTACGGAAAACTCTTGGAGTATCATCTGCAAAACAGATGGAAGGTGCAAGGATATGTTTTAGTGGTAGTGGAACAGCTGCAAAGAACATTGCAGACTATATGGAATTACATGGTATAAATTATATCCCTGTCGCAGTAAAACCTACCGAAAAAACAAAGAACGTATATAAAAGGGGTGACTGTGATATGTATGGTACTGACAGGTCTGGTCTTGCATCGAACAGATTAAGTTTTAATGATCCTGACCGCCACATGATACTTCCAGAGATTATCTCAAAGGAACCATTGGGGCCAGTAGTAAAGTATGGAGATCAGAAATGGTCAGATGTTGTTCGATGGACAGTATATGTTTTGTTTATTGCAGAAGAAATGGGGATAAATTCTCAAAATATAGACAATTATAAAAACAATATTGACCCGAATATTCAAAGATTTATGGGTGAATTGAATGGGAAAGATCATCCACATCTTGGTGCAAAACTTGGATTAAGTGCAACTTGGTCTTATGATATAATCAAACAAGTTGGAAATTACAAAGAAATATATGAACGAAACGTGGGAGAAAATACTCCATTGGGATTGCAACGAGGATTGAATCGATTATATAATAAGGGAGGATTATTGTACGCCCCACCACTAAAATGAGGATATGGTGTGGAAAAGAAAGAACGTAATCATTTTTCTAGAGTACCAGAAGATCGTACTGCGGTAGATAATATTCTGCGAATCAATCACGGCAATCAGATGAGATTGGGGTTGATGGCAGATGCAAAAGCCAATATAATGATCACGGTTGCATCTATTGTATTTTCTATAACGATTGCAAATCTTGATAATGAATTGATGAAATGGCCTCTACTGACATTTGCATTTGGTTGTTTTTTTGCTCTACTTTTTGCAATATTTGCAATCATACCAAAAACAAATTATCCAAAAGATACAACAGGAGATATAGATAGAAAATCTCCATTTTTTAATCCTTTATTTTTTGGACATTTTGCACATCTTCCAATAGATGAATATAAGGATGATTATGCAGAAAAATTAATGACTGATGATTCAATATATGATGCACTTGCAGGAGATATATACGGACAAGGAAAAGTTCTTGCTCTCAGCAAATACAAATTTCTCAGGTGGTCATATGGGAGTTTTCTTTGGGGCATGATTGGTGCAATTATAGTGTTTGTTTTACAAAGTCCCTTTGGGGATGTTATTTACGATAATATATTACGAATATATGAAATTATTAAAGGTGAAATATATTTTACTTTGGATGGAATGAAACATTTAATTTGTCAATCAAGTGTTTATTGTAGGAATACGTTGTAAAAAATAAATACTAGAGAAACTATTTCTAGGGAAGATATGTCCGAAATTTTAGAAAAATATACTGAATTGAGAGAAGAACTTGATAATAAAGATCCCCTTGTTAGATATGCTAGGCTCAAGGAAGAACTTGATAATAAAGATCCTCTTGTAAGATATGCACAAATCAAAGAAGAATTAGTTTCGATCAAAGAAGAGAATGCAAGAAAATTTGAAAAGGATATAAAGAAAAGGGAAGAAAGTACTCTTGAGGCTATGGAATCTCTTTTTCATTCACTTGGTGAAGAAGAGGTGGAAGTTGTAGAACAACCAATTATTGTATCTGATGAAGAAGTTGAAAATGTTGATATACAAGAAAAACAACAACAAGAAGAACAATCCACTGAAGAAATAGAATTATCTGAACCTGACATTGCCGAAGAAATAACAACGGTAGATCAAGTTTCAAAAATTATTACCAAACATGAAAAAGATAAAGAAGTAAAAGAAGAAATAAGTCCTATTCAGGTTAAGATTAATATACTTGAACAACAAATCAAACAACTTTTTCTTGATAAGTCCATTCTTGGTGGTGGTTTAGATCCAAATAAAATTTCCGCACATTTAATTCCTACAACTGCAAATACTTTCGATTTGGGTTCCTCTGAAAGACCTTGGAGAGATGTACATTTAAGTGGGGCGACTCTTGTAATTGGAGGTACAGAAATTGCATCTTCAGAACTTACTGTTCTTGATAATGTTACCGCTGGTACTATTTCTGCAAGTAAAGCAGTAATTGTTGATTCCAATAAAGATATTGATGGTTTTAGAAATGTAAATGCGGCTTCATATTCTATTGGTGGGGTTGCAATTACTTCAACCGCCGCAGAACTTAATATAATGGATGGTGTTACTTCTACTACGGCTGAACTTAATCTTTTAGATATGTCTACGGCAAGTGGTGCCAGTTCATCTACTTATTTGAGAGGGGATGGAACATGGCAAACTATTAGTGGATCTGGACACACTATTCAAAATGCAGGATCAAACTTAACATCAAGAACTGGTTTGAATTTTGATGGAACTTATGTTATTGTAACCGATGATTCTGGCAATAATCAATCTGATGTTGCACTTAGTTCTGCACTTCAAGCATGGCACTCCAAAGCAAGACCATCGGGTGTTGTGATTGGCACCACTGACTCACAAACACTTACAAACAAAACCCTGACAAGCCCAGTTCTCAATACTGGTGTGAGTGGTTCCGCTGTGTTAGATGAAGATGATATGGCTTCGGATAGTGCAACAAAACTTTCTACTCAACAATCTATTAAAGCATATGTAGATGCACGAATCCTCACAGAAGATACAATTGCAGAATTGAATGATACAACAATAAGTTCACCAGTAGATGGACATTTTCTTGTGCATACTGGTTCTGCATGGGTAAACGAGGATGCCTCTACAGCGCTTGCATCTTTGGGAGTAACTTCAACTGCGGCAGAACTCAACATTTTAGATGGTGTAACTACTACTTCCGCAGAACTTAATCTCATTGATGGGGCTACTTTAACTACCAATGAAATGAATTTACTAGATGTTTCTTCAGCTTCAAATGCAAGTTCATCTACTTTTCTAAGAGGGGATGGTTCATGGCAAGCAGTGACAGGTGGAGGAGCATCTCTTGCATTTAAAACAATTTCGATTTCTGGACAGAGTGATGTTGTTGCAGAATCAACTACAGATACACTTACTTTTATTGCTTCTGGGGATACAACAATTACAACTAATGCTGGAAATGACAGCATAACAATAGATACTACGGTTACTGAAATAGATGGGGGAAACTTTTGAATACTATAAATATCAGTATAAATATATTTTTTGAATTTTAGGAGAAAATAAAAATGGCAAGCGTAATTAAAATAAAACGTTCAAGCAGCGGTGATGTTCCTGTCAGTCTTTCAGCCGGAGAATTAGCAGTTACTTATGGTGCATCGGGCACCGGGCCCAAACGTCTTTTTGTAGGAAATTCCGCCGGAAATGGTCTTGTTGTAATAGGTGGGGAAGTTTTTGCAGATATGCTTGACCATACCGCCGGAACACTAACAGCAGATTCCGCTCTTCTCGCAGATTCTAATAGTGCATTAAGTTCAGTTATAGTTGGTAATCATGCATCTAATGCTGGTACTCTTGTTTTTAATGAAGGTACTAATAATGGAACTAACAAAATTACTTTAGCTGGAGTTGCGACTCTGGGTGCTGATAGAACACTAACTTTACCCGATGCTACCGACACTTTAATTGGTAAAGCGACTACAGATACTTTAACTAATAAAACACTTACAAGCCCCAAGATTAATGAAAATGTAGCGGTGAGTGCTACTGCAACAGAACTGAATTATCTTGATATTACTACTTTAGGAACATCTCAAGCATCCAAAGCGGTAACAGTAGATGCAAATGGTGATTTACTTGTTCCAGATAGTGACAAATACAAGTTTGGTGCTTCAAGTGATATGACTTTGTATCATGATGGTACAGATTCCTACATTACTAATAAAACAGGTACATTAAAAATTGCTACTGCAACTTCTGGTATTGCTGTATCAATAGGACATACTACATCTGAAACAACTATTAATGATAATCTAACTGTCACTGGAACTTTAACTGGAACATTAGCAACCGCTGCTCAAACAAATATTACATCTCTTGGAACATTAACTGCACTTACAGTTGATAATGTAGCCATAAATGGAAAAGTCCTGACCATGACAGGATCTACTAGTGATACAGCAGTATTTACGGCAGGAACCAATGGGACGCTTTCGATTGTAACAACAGATGATAATGCGGCCGCAGCAAACATTCAAATTACAGCAGATGGTACAGTAGATATAGATTCAGCAGGTGTATTGACATTAGATTCAGGAGCGGCTATCAATCTTGAACCTGCTTCTGGTTCAGCTATTGTGCTTGATGGAACTATTAGTGTAGATGCAGGAGTCGTTACAGGTGCTACTTCAATCACATCGACTGCTTTTGTAGGAACACTTAGTACAGCTGCACAAGCAAACATTACTTCACTTGGAACTTTGACTGCTCTTACAGTAGATAATGTTGCAATAGATGGAGCAACAATCGGTCATTCAAGTGATGCTGATTTGATGACACTTGCATCTGGTGCATTGACTCTTGCTGGAACAATAACAGTCGGAGCCAACGATGCTGGACATGATGTTAAGTTTTTCGGTGATACTGCTAGTGCTTATGCACTATGGGATACTTCTGCTGATGATTTAATTTTAGCAGGTGATGCAGGACTGGTAGTCCCAGACGGACAACTTACGTTAGGTAGTACTGCAATTTCGGCAACAGCGGCAGAACTCAATCTAATTGATGGTGGAACTGCAAGAGGAACTACTGCCGTTGCATCTGGTGATGGGATTTTGATTAATGATGGTGGAACTATGCGAATGACTAATGTTGATACTGTTTCAACATATTTCGCAAGTCATAGTGTAGGTGGGTCTAATATTGTGACAACTGGTGCATTAGATTCTGGTTCAATCACTTCTGGTTTTGGAACTATTAATAATGGGTCTTCAACTATAACGACCTCTGGTGCAATTACTGGTGGTTCTTTAGTTGCTGACCTTACTACTATCGATTCAAATGGGATTACTACTTCATCTGGTGATTTTACAATTAATCCTTCGGGCAATATTGCTGTAGGAAGTAATAGAATTACTGGTTTAAGTGATCCATCATCAGCCCAAGATGCCGCAACAAAGGCATATGTTGATGCAGTTAAAACTGGATTAGATGTTAAAGATTCAGTTAGAGTTGCAACAACTGCAAACATTACTATTGCAACCGCATTAAATAATGGAGATACACTTGATGGTGTAACTCTTGCTACTGATGATAGAGTTTTAGTAAAAAATCAAGACACAGGTTCACAAAATGGTATCTATGTTGTAGCTGTCTCTCCTGCACGATCAACAGATTTTGATGCAGATTCAGAAGTTACAGCGGGTGCATTTACGTTTGTTGAAGAAGGTACTACTAATGCCGATTCTGGTTGGGTTTTAACTACAGATGATGATATTACAGTTGGAACTACTGCTATAGCATTTGCACAATTTTCTGGAGCGGGACAAGTCACGGCTGGAACTGGTCTTACTAAATCGGGAAATACCATAAATGCAGTTGGTACGGCTGATAGAATTTCAGTTGCAGCAGACGCTATTAATATTGATACTGGATATGTAGGACAAACTTCACTTACAACTCTTGGAACAATAGGAACTGGAACGTGGGAAGCAACAGATGTTGCAGTAGCACACGGTGGAACTGGTGTATCAACTTTTACTTCTAATGGGATTTTATATGGTAATGGAACTAGTGCTGTTCAAGTAACAGCCGCAGGAACCGATACTTATTTTTTATACTCTAATAGTGGAACTCCTGCTTGGACAAATACGGTTGATGGTGGGACTTTCTAATGGCAATAATAATAAAACCAAAAAGGTCTGGGTCATCCGATTCAGTACCTACTACGGGCGATTTAGCAGATGGTGAAATTGCAATCAATACGGCTGACCAAAAAATATATGCTCGTTCCAGTAGTAGTATTGTAAATTTAGGAACTGGTACGACTGCATCTGCAGCTGAACTTAATATTTTGGATGGTGCTACAATTTCAACGGCTGAACTTAATGCAGTAGTATCTACAGGAAAGTCAATCGCTATGTCCATTGTTTTCGGTAGTGGTTAATAATGAATAATGAGGAATGAGGAATCGTATCGATGGCAAATCCCAACATAGTAAGTGTAAGCAGTATATATGGTGAATCAGTTGCTTTTCATTTAACAACAACATTGACCACCACTCTTTTGACTGTTTCTTCTAATAAGCTTTTAAAAATTAATAATATTTCTTGTGCGAATGTGGATGGAACTAATTCCGCAACATTTAATTTGTATATTGCAAAAGCGAATTTTACATCCGGCGGTGTGACAAATTTTGATACTTCTGGGGATTTTTATCTTGCAAAAACAGTTAATGTTCCTGCGGATGATATTTTGAATCTTCTTGAAAAACCGATTTATATGATGGAGGCTGATGTATTGAAAGGTGGTGCAAGTGTTGCAAGTGATCTTGATCTTTTTGTTTCATACGAAGTTATAGATGATGCATAATATACACAGAAAGGATAATTGAATGGCAAATCTTATCGGGGGAAAACAAATTGCAGTTTTAAATGATGTTACTTCTACTGCATCCGAACTTAATATTTTGGATGGTGTTACTTCTACTGCGGCTGAACTTAATCTAGTTGATGGATCATCAGCAGGAACAGTAGTCAATTCCAAAGGAGTAG